TGGCGGCGATTCCCGACGCGATGACGACGCCATCGGCGTAGACCCGAATGACGTTGGAAGCATCGCGATCCGCCGCGTAGTGGACCCAGGTATTAAGTGGTGGACTGTAATCCGTTCCGATGGCGGGGTTGTTGGACCCCGTCGTGCTGTAGACGAACTCAAGCCAACCGTTGTCCAGGGACAGCATCCAGCCGTTTTGAACGGTCCCGTTCCATTGCGAAACGATACATTGGCGATTGTTCGGGGTCGCCGTCGCGTAACCCCATGCCTCGACGGTGAACTGTCCGGAACCGAAGTGAAAATCCGTGATCTTGTTGTTGGCTTCGACATAAGTTCCGGCGAACGGAATCCACAGGCTCGCGTTGCCGAATTTCTTACTTATGGTGTTTGTTTGCGCGCTGTTGACCGATACCAGCGTGTGCGCGCTGAGAGAGCTATCCTTGAAGGCCAGTGGATTGATGCCGTCGTCGTCCGCGTGGCACAGCAACACCGTGTTGGCGTCGAGTGGCGTGTCGAGTGGTGAACCAAGTATCGCATCGACCCGCGCGCCACCGGTCGCCGCGAGCGTCTCGTTGGCCTGGACAAGACCGCTGGGTCCGACGTCGAACGCGACGAGTGGCGGCGTGAACGCGCCCCCGTAGCGAGCCACCTTGGAGACGCGGATCTCGTCGATGTAGCCCTGGAACGGGTTGCCGTTGATGCCGAGATTGCCAAGCGCCGGGGTGACGGTCGAGGCGAAGAAAGTTTCCGGAACAGAAAACGAGTTGATAACGATGCCGTCTCGGTAGAACCGGAGCGTTCCGCCCGCGTCTCGCTCCACCGCGACATGGGTCCAGGTGTTGAGTGGAATGCCCGCGTTGGTGGTGAACCTCGTTCCAATGGTCGTGTCGTCGCGGACGTATCTGAGAGTCAGTCCAGCGGTGTTGTCAGCGTAGAAGGCAATTCCCTGATTGCCCGATACGCCCGTGCCCTGATCGAATATCACCGAGTTCACGGTGACCGTCGCTGGCAGATAGATCCACGCCTCGATGGTGAATGGACCGGCCCCGAACTGAAAATCCTCGACGCTTCCGTAAACCGTTACATTTGAATTAGAGGCTGGTGTTGCCAGACTGGCGCTGCCGAATTTAGCGGTCGCGGTGGTGAGTTGTGAGCCGTTGACCGGAAACAGCGTGTGAACACTAAGAGAACTGTCGGTGAAGAAGGTCGAGCCGTCCGCACCATCGGCGTGAACCAGCAGCACCGTGTTCGTGTCCGGTGGTCCGAGACTGCCGGTGATCGGCGGCAGAGCGGCGACCACCGTGCCCGCGCCACTGAGCGTCTGATCGGCCTGGACGTAGGGACCGCCACCCGCGCCAGGATTGGGGAATGGCGCGGTGGGCGGCGTGAACGCGCCACCGTAACGAGCGCGGCTTTTTGTTACCCTGACTTCATCGATGGCACCGGGCCAGTAACCATTTGGATTAACCCAGCTACCGACCCTTACGGTTAGTGAAGATTCGAAAATAGGGACGCTGTCGGTTCCCGAGAAATACACCGTGCCGTCGATATAGAGTCGCACGACACCGGCTGCATCTCGATCCGCCGCGACGTGGTGCCACTCGTTTAGTGGAATTGGCACCGAGACCCGATGATCATTACCGGGATTGTAAAGCCCGTTGCCTGTCAAAAGCAGGGTCAGGTAATTGTTGAGGTCGAGTCCAAGCCACCAGGATTGATTATTATCGATACCCCATTTGGAAACGATGGCCTTATAGCCAACCGCGTCACCTTCGCCCGTGCGGTACACCCACCCTTCAAGGGTGAACTCGTCGTACCAGAAGTGGAACTCCGCTGCGTTGGGAAATTCAATTCCGGCTGTGACATCGTTGAGCCAGACCGACCCGCCGCCGAACCTCGCGACACTCGTGACGGACGCGGAACCCAGTGTCGTCGCGGGATGCGCGTAGCCAGAGGCGTCGGTGAACGTGGTCGAGGCGTAGGCTCCGTCCGCGTGAACCAACAGCGCGGTGATCGACTCGGGGTCTGGATCGGGGAGTGGCGCGGTCGGAGGCGTGAACGCACCGCCGTAACGCGCGATCCCATTGCTGATGCGAAGGTCGTCCAGATAACCAGGGAACCGATTGGCTCCGGCACCCGCGTCCTGACCACCGATGATCAGGGGCATGGAGGTGCCGCTATCTAAACTCCTTGTGACCGTCTGCTCAAAAACAACCGCGCCGTTGACATACATCCGCATCATTCCGGACACGTCTCGGTCAACGGCGATGTGTATCCAGGTGTTGAGTGGAGGAACCGTGTAGGAACTGGCGTAGAACGTCGGGCCGGGACCAATGAAGGTCAGCGCACCACTATACCAGGCGAAGATGTAGTGCCACTCGGCTGCGCCGGGACCCCATCTCGCGCAGATGACCGACTCGGAGGTGCCGGGAAGCGTGGTGAAATACGCCCACGCCTCCATCGTGAATGGCTGCGTGCCGATCCGGTAGAGCGGATGATCTCCCGCGTTGATGTAGGCCGTGCCGCCTGGGGCGGTGAAATCCAGACTGCTGGTGCCAAACTTAGATGCCGCCGTGGTGATATCGGCACCACCGCCAGCGGTCAGCGGATACGCGAAGGCCGAACTATTGGTGAAGCTGGTCGAGCCGTCCGCGCCCTCGCCGTGCAAAAGCAATATTGTGTAGGGGTCGAACGGCCCACCGGCTCCACCCAGCTCGCCCGTGATCGGCGGCAGAACCACCGGCTGGGTCGCGGTGCCCTGGCCGCTGAGTGTCGCATTGGCCTGGGTCCGGTTCAGCGTCCCCAGGATCGGCCCCATCGTGCCCGCGCCCGCGAGGCCATGCGCGGCCTGGGTCGCGTTCAGCGTGCCGGTGACGGCGGGAACGAAGTCCGGTGTGGTGATCGCAGCGGTACCAGCGCGGAAGAACACGTTGGAATTGTTCGTCGCGGAAACGGTGGTTTGCTGCCACTCAACTTGAAAGAACAAATACTCGTTGTTAAGTGTTAACGCCCCAGGCGACCACGAGATCGAACTGTTGGTATCGGTCGCCGCTGGCGTGATCGTCGCGCCGTTGGTGTTGGCGAGGAGTTGCGTGGGACTGGAGCCGTTGGCGCTGGATGATTTCCAGACCCGCATGTTGATCCGGCCCGAGCCGCCGGTCGTGCCCGCGCGCATGTTCCAGTTGAAGGTCCAGGCGGTCGCGGCGAAGGTGCCGTTCCACGGTCCCGAGACGAAACTGTCGCCCGCCGTGGTGATCGCCGTGCCGGTTCCCGGCGTCGGCCCGGTCGCGGCGGCGTTGTAACTCGCCGCCAGCGACGCGGTCGCCGGGTTCACCGCGCCAAGACGGCCTCGGTAGTAAGGCGTCGTCAGCGCCGTGCGCGATGGCTGGAAACCGTAGGCGGTATTCGCGCCGGTCGGCGCGGTGCCGTTTACCTGAAGGTTACCCCAGAAGTTCGGCGTGACCGCGTTGGTCGCCAGAACATAGAGGGTCTGGACGGCCATCGGTCAGGTGATCAGCCGTTGCCAGCCGCGATGGTGAATTGCGTCACCGAAACGGTCTGACCGGTAGCGATGTTGACGTTGTTTAAAACCAAATCCGTCGTCACGTCGCCTTGCATCACCGCTGGCACCGTTCCGGCGCTGGTATAAAGCCGCCAGTGAGTCGCCGCCGTGCCCGCGCCCGCGTTGGCGTGCCCCGTGCCGGTCCAGGGACCACCGTTGATGGTGGCCGAGCCGGTCGCCGCGGTCGTCAGGAAGTCGGTCGGCACCGCGATCTGGCACAGCATCAGGTTCGACGCCACGTCAGCCGCGGCGCAGTTGGCGGGCAGGGTGCCAGCCCAGATTTTCAGGATCGGCGTCGCGCCAGCCGTCGTCTCGATGGCGTTGATCTGGGCGTTCCGCAGCGCGTCCGAGTATTTCAGGGGCATGGGTTTCTCCTTAGATTCGATTGACCATCAGGGTGATCCCGATGTCCGAGAGTGTGAGGTCTTGTGGCCGGGGCGAAACGATTTGCAGCACCTCGCCCGCTTCCACGCGGCCCCCCGGCCCAGAGGCGGTGTGGCTGGTCTGGCTTTGCGGCGTGAGCGTCACGCTGCCGAGCGGCGTCGAGGTGCCGTTGGCGAGCCGGTTGAACGCGAACACCGCGTCACCGGTCGGGATCACATCCGCCCATGTCCGCGCGCCCGCGAAGTCCAGCGGCACGGTCACGGCGAAACCCATGGGAATGTTGACCGTCGCCCCCGCCGCCGGTCGGCCCAGGAACGGGAACGCGATGGGAAGCTGGCGCAGTTCTTCCGGCAATTGCGGATAGCCGATGGGGGGACCGGCGAAATCGACCACCTCGACCGCCACGACGGAGGGCGGCGCGACCACGTCGATGGCCTGGACCGGCGGGTTCAGCACCACATCGACCGTCAGGGTCGACGTCTCCACCGTAACGACTTCGACAATGGTGTCGGCGGTGCCACTCACGCGACGATGGCCGGGGTGAAGGTATGGGAGACCGGCGTGCTGTCGGTCACGTCAGCGGCGACCGTCACGGCACCCGCCAGCACGGTGGACACCTGACCCTCCGGATAGGTCAACTGGAGATCCCAGACACCCTTGACGGGCAGTTTGGCGCTCGCCGTGGCGCTCAGTGTCACCAGGATCGCGTTCGGCATCTCAATCGCGCAAATGAGCGGCGTGATATTCGCGCCCGCGTATTTATCGCGTATTTCCGCCTTGGCAACGACACCGGCCAGATCCGCTGGGATTGTTTTCCCCGCGTCGGCCCACAAGACGAAGCGCCAGCTACCAGAATCACCGCGGTAGAGCGCGAGAGGCAGGGAGCCTGGTGTCATGCGGCGATCCTCGCTGGGGCTGTCGCGTTCTGGCGCAGTTGCGTCGTGATGTTGTCCACCGCCGCCTTCAGGTCGGCCAGCGAGGACACCAGTTCGGCGGTCTGGGTGCGCGTCTCGGTCGCCAGCACCGACGCGGTCAGCGTGTCCGGTGCCACCCCGGCGACCTGGTTCAACGCGTCCAGCACCCGCTGGAAGTCGGACGCGTAGACCTCGCCCGAGCCGTAGACGTTGCGCGAGGCGTTGAGGAAGGTATCGCTGAAGCCAGACAATTGCTGGATCGAATTGTAATCGCCCGCGGCGGCGGCACCGGCCACGGCGTTGAATTTGTTCCGCGCCAGCGTGTACTGGTCTTGCTGCGACAGCGGCGAGGCGTCGGAGGTTTGCAGCCCTTGAGCGTAGGTCACCAGCGACTGGATGGCGTTCGCCGCGTTGGCCTGGGCATCCTTGGTCTTCTGCGCGATGGCGTCGTTCGACTCGGTGACGATGGCGAGCCGTTCCGCGCCGAGCGTCTGTTCCAGCAACGCGATGCGGCTGGCGTAAGCGGCGGTTGTCGCGTAGCTGTCGCCGTAAATGTTCAGCAGATTCCTGGAGAAATCCTCGCGCTCGTTGGCCGCGTTGATGTCGAAGGCATACAACCGCCTGTCCAGATCGGCGACACCCGGCGTGGCGTTCATCAGCCGCACCTTCAGCGCCTGGTCGCCGCGCGCCAGGCCGCGCTCCGCTTCGATCAGCGCGTCGGCGTACTGTTTGACGATGGCGACCCGTTCCGCGCCCTGCACGGTTTCCAGCCGCTGCATCTCCTTGGCGTAACCTTCCGTCGTCCGGTAAACCTCGCCGTAAATCCCCGCCAGGCTATCGCCGAACGACTCGCGTTCCTGACGCGCCTGCACGTCGAAGCTGAACAGCGCCTTGTCCTGGGCGCTCGCGCCAGAGACATTCATCTCGCGGACAGACAGGTTGTCGTTGATCTGCCGCATCTGCTTTTCTTGTTGCAGGATCTGATCGGCGTATTTCTTGACGATGGTGGCGCGTTCCGCGCCGAGCGTGTCTTCCAACAGCGCCATCTGCCTCGCGTATTCCGCCGTGGTTTTGTAGGCATCGCCCCACAGGCCGACCATCTGGTCCCTGAACTGGTCCCGCTGTTGTTGCGCGCCCTGATCGAATGATCGCAGTTCGATGGTCTGGGGATCGCCGCCTTGCGCCACCGCCTTGCGAATACTCAGCGTCGTGTCGAAATCGGAGATCTGCTTCGCCGCCGTGGCGGCGATCCGCGCCGCGCCATCGGCCTGGGCCCTGGTCAGCGCGTCGGTGGCGATGCCATATTCCTTCGCCTGGGCGATGGCGGCGTTGAAGCTGTCATTCATTTCCTTGAGCGCGTCGTTGACGCTGCCGGTCGTCTTACCGAACGCCATCAAGGTCGGGATCGTCGTATCGACCAGGGTATGATAATCGGCGATGGCCTTCTTCAGCGCATCGCTGTCACCAAACGACTTGTTTTGCAGGTATTTGTTCAGGATCGGATCGTCCGAGCCAAAGCGCAGTTTACTGAACCCGGCGTTCAGGTCGGTGATCTTGGACGGATCTTGATACCCTTTCGGAGAATTCGTCCCGATCTGACCAATGTCGCCAAGCGAGGATAATTTCAACGCCGTCGCATCGAGGTAATCGTTCAGGTTCTTCACATCATCCAGCGCCTTTTGGCGCTCCGCGTCGGTATCGACGCCCTGTCCCAGTGTTTGTCCCACCTCGGCACGGCCATCCTTGAGGGTCAGCAACGTGGATGAGAACGGCGAGGCCTTCTTGGGGCCGATCAGGCCGCCACCAGAACCGCCGATGATGCCGCCGATGATGGCACCGATGACGGTGCCGATGACCGGCACGACGGTGCCAATGACGGCCCCGGCGATGGCACCCGTGGCCGCGCCGATCATGGGCGCTGGTCCGGTCGTGCCGCGCATGCCCTGGATACCGCTACCGGCGAGACTGCCCAGCGCGAAGCCCGCGCCGATGCCAGCCACCGCGCCACCCAGCGTGGCTCCCCCGGCGGGCAATCCAGCACCTCCCGCGGGCAATCCGGAGGTCACCGGGCCGAACTGACCGCCGCCCAGGAAGGCCCCGCCATTGGCGCTACTGAAGAGCGAGGTGACCGGCGTATTGATGAAACTGGACAGGCCGCTGACGCCGCCACTCGCGTTGGAGAAGAACCCATCCGGCAGAAACTTGGAAATCGAGGAGCCAGCCGACAGAAGACTGCTGCCCTGACCAAGAAGGCCGGAACTCCCCGCCGACGCGCCTTGCGCCCCGGTCACGCCAGAAGCCCCACCGACCGACGAGGAGCCGCCCAGGCCGTAGGCGAACAGCACCTGATCCAGCGTGGTCCGGTTCTGCCCGCCGACCACCGCGTTGAGGATCGGATTGATGACCGCCAGCTTGACCACTTCCTGAAGCACGCTGGTCATCACGGCGCGGGCGACGTTGCCGAAATTGACCGCCGCTCCCTGGCCGCTGGTGAACGCCTGGGTGATCGCCTGGCCGACCTGGTCGAAGGCCTGGGTGGCGAGGTTGCCGACCTCCTGAATCGCCTGGGTGCTGATCTGCAATTGCGTGTTGGCGTCGGCCACCGCCGCGGCCAGGGCCAAAGCCTTCTTGCTCGCGTCTGAATCCAGATTGGCTCCGTTTTTCTGGAGTTCCTGGGTTTGCTTGTAGACCGCCAGTTCACGCGCGCGGACATCCACGCGGTCGTTGAGGGTGGCGGTTTCCTTGTTGATGTAATCCAGTTGCTGTTGCGTATCGAGGTTCTTCGCCGCCGTCGCGTTATCGACCCTGGCCTGGGTTTCCCTGGTGATCGCGGCGGTCAGCAGTTCGGTGGCGACCCGGTGTTCCTCGGTATTGGGCGCGACCTTCGATGTCGCCTCGCTGTAGGCCTGTGTCGCGATGGTGGCTTTGTGCAGCGCCTCGTAGCCGCCGACATAAGCATCGCCCAGCTTGTGGAGCGTCTCGGTTTGCCGGTCATGCTCGCGCACGGCGGCGGCGACCGGGCCGATGGCGTCGTCTTCCGCCTTGCGCGACGCCTCGATGGCCAGGGTCAGCCACTTAAGTTGTTCCGCCGTGCCCTGGCCTGATTCCTTCAGCAGATCGTAGGCGTGCGTCAGTTCCAGGGTTCTGTCGTGCGCTATTTTGAAGGCATTGGCGGAATTGGCGAGTTTTTGCGCGTCGTTGATATCAGCCGCACCACCCGGCTTCGTGGCCGTCAGCGTCGTCTCGGGCAAGGTGATCGTTGACGCGGTGGCCGCGACCAGTCCGGTGCCCTTGTAGCCAGCCAGCACCTTCCTGGCCTCATCCAGACCCTCCTGCGAGGCCTGGGTCTTGCCCTGAAGGATGGCGTCCATCTTCGTCTCGCCTTCGTGATAAGCGAGGACGCCAAGCGTGACGTCGCCATACTTGCGTATCAGGAACCCGAGATAGGCTCCTCCCGCCATGACGTTCTGCGTCGGATTGGAATTATCCGTCAGACCCTGAACGGTCGGGAAATCCCTTGGATTTTTCTGCATCCCGGCGAAGGTGCTGTTCAGTACCTGCATCGGGCCAACGGCACCGGTCGAACTGAGTTGCCAGGCTCCGTCCTTGAACACCCCCTCGGCCTTTTGCAGCCGGATCAACAGTTCGGGATCGAGGTTGTTGGCCGACGCGCTCGCCAGCAAAGCCGCGGCGATGTTGGCGGGGGCCTGGGTCGGGCCACTGGGGCCGCCGCCGCCAGTGAGCGATCCCAGGATATCGCTCAATCCGCCCGTCAGGCCGGAAGCGATCCTTCCCTTGAGGGCATCCAGAAACCATTGGGGCGGGGCCGGTATGTTGGGGATGAGAGCGGTGATCTCTCTCAATCCATTCACGATTGAGGTGAGTGCCTCTACGAATTTGGTCAGCAAACCAAGGATGGCACCGCCGATGACATCGGTGAACGGCTTGGCGGCGTCACCGAATTTCGAAAACGAGTTGAGGAAATCGTTCCACGCTTTCCCCAGCGGGGTCAGACCCTCCTCGGCGGCTCCATGCGATGCCTTCTCTATTTGTTTCATCATCGCTTCGAACGCGGCACCCTTGCCTTGCGTTCGCTGGATCAGGTCGATGGAGTCAGCCAGTTTCTGATTGAAGCCCAGTAACCCCTGGTCGGCGAATTCCTGCACCACGGCGGACGGCCCGTTCATCGCGTCGGCGAACTTCTTCGCCGCTTCCGGCACGGTGGTGCCCATCACACGCGCGGCGTCCTCGGTGATGCGGACGAGTTCTTCCAGATCCTTTTTCGAACCGGCGAACCGCTGGTTGCTGGCGAATGCGTTCGCCGTCGCCGTCGCGTCGCTTTTGTTCAGCGTGCTGGTACCGGCGACCTGTCTGCCGACCTCGATGACGGTCTGCCCCAGTTCCTTGTAACTGGCCTGGGTCGCGCGCAAACGCTCCTGTGTATCGAGCAACTCGCGTTGGTGTTTCTCCGCGGCGATGGTCATGGCACCGAGCGCGATGACGACCGCGCCAACGCCGATGACGACCAGTCCCAGCGGACTGACGATGGCGCGCAGCGCGCTGCCAAACACCGCGAAGCCGGTGTTGCTGGACACCGCCACGTCGAAAAGCTGGTGGCCTTGCTGGATCAGGGTGAGAAGGATCGGCTGGCCCGACGCGATGCCGGAAATCATCTGGCTGAACTGCACGGTCAATTGCTGGTTGGCGAACTTCAACTGACCCGCCGAATAGTTCGCGCCGTCCATTTTCTTCGTGGTTTCTTCGTGCTTTTTGCCGACACCGATGATCGCGTCGGCCTCTTTCTCATAAGTGGCGAGCGCCTGTTGTCGCGCCGCCGTGGCCAGCCTCGATGAACCGACGACCATTTTCTCCGCCTGGTCTATATCGGCGAGCGCCTTCTGGTATTTTTGCAAAGCCGGGAATAATGGATCGAGCGTGGCCTTGAATTTATCCAGACCGGAGAAAGTATCTTCAAGTCCTGACTGTCTCTCGTTTCGCGCGGCACCGTAAAGCGGATTACCGGCGGTCGGCTGATTGACGAACGGCAGACCCTTGGCGGCGACCTGATTATACGCGGTCTGACTGGCGGTCAGCTTCTTGAGCATCGCGTCCCTGGCAGCCATCGCCGCCTCTTCCTCCGTCATCCCCCTGACGGAGACGGCGGTGGCCTTGGTCAGCCGTTCGCGCGCCAGCGCCGCCTCGGAGAGCGTGATGACGTTCTTGGCCAGGGCGTCGTTGATCTCGGCCACCGACGCCGCCCAGGCCTTCTGCGCTGCTTCCAGCGGCACCAGTTTGGCGCGCAGCGCATCGACGTTGTTGACGACGGGCTTGATGCTCTCATTGAGCCGTTCCGATGCCGTCTTCATGAACGTCATCGCCTCGGCGGCATCCATGGTACCGGCCTTCACCTGGCCCAGCACACCGACCAGTTCCTTTTTACGAACCGTCAGTTCGGCGACCTGTCTGATCGCCTCATCGTCGGTTCTCCTGCCCTTCTGGTTCATCACATCGACGGCGAAAATCGCCGCCTCGACGCTCTTCAGTTCCTTGCCCAGAGCGTTCTGCGCGAAGACCAACGGGTCGAGACGGCCACGGTAGGCATCCGCCGCGGCGGCGGCTTTGTTCAGTCCCGCCGATGACAAAGTCAGAACGTCGGCGGCATCTTTACCCGCCTGGCCCACCCGCTTCAGCGCGGCGGCGTTCTCCAGGCTCTTGGCGATACTCTTGTCGAACTCGCGCTGCGCCGCCCGCGACGCCGCGCCGACCGCCGCCAGGCCCGCCTCGGCCTGGCGGCTGTCAACGATGATCTCGGTGACGATGCGTTGGTCAGCCATTGGCGTTGTTCCGCATGGTTTCAGCCATGCTTCTCAACCAGAGGTCATCCATCTTCTCGATCATGGTGACCTCCCACGGCAGCAGATGCATGCCCGACATGCGCGAGAACGCCTCGATGTCGGGCCATTCCAGCGGCGAAACGCCCATGCCGGAACCGCCCTTGCGACCACGTATCCGGTGGTAAATCTTCCACAGATACATCGCCGACATGGGAAATTCCGGCATCCACAGTTCTTCTTCATACTCGGCGCGCTTCTCGTTGCGCCGGGTGCGCTTCACCAGACCTTCCAGTGTGTCCCTGTAAGAAACACCCTGCTTGTCGGTGGCGCTTAGTCGGAATTCACACTCGGCGAAGTCGGTGAGGGCTGCGCCGAGCGTTTGGTAAAACTTTCATCGGAATTGAAATACTCCAGCAACTGCAAGTAAATCTTTCCGAATGACGGATCGAGCAACAACTTGACCACGTTTTCCCGACTATAAGGATAATCGTTGCCACTCAGCCTGACCGGCGTCCAGTCGAGCACGCGGATGGCGAAGCTTTCCGCGTTCTCGCGCCGCATCTCGTCGGGTGTGCGATCCGGCTCGATCCATTTGCGCCGGTTGACCATGGCCTGTTCGCGCAGCCGCTGCACCCGCAGCGCCTCGCGCGCGGCGATGTTCGCCGCTTCGATGGAACGCGGATGGCCTGGACCGGCCAGGGTCCAGATCCACGTCGTCACATCACCCGATTTCGGATGCACGATGGCCAGTTCATCGGTGTCGGTCGATCTCAGGTCATCGAGATCGAACGACCCGCCCCCGCTCCCGTTAAGTTCCCCGTTTTGCATGAAGTCTCCTGTTCCTGGTTTAACCTTTTATGTCGCACTGGTCTGGATCTTGATCATCGTGCCGTCCGTTTCCGGCGCGGTGATGTCCTTGCCAATCAAGGCCATCGGCACGGTGACGGACTGCGTGCGCGGCCCGCCTTCCTTCGCGTAAGCGGATTTCGTCAGCCCGCCGAGCGTCAGGTTGGGGATGTAGATGCTCATGAAACTTTTCGGTTCCGCTTCGTTTTCCACCGCCAGGATGGAGATCGAATATTGCGTCTCCGCGATGAAGTCCTGAAGCATCTGGAGGTCTTTTCGCAGACAGGTGAAGTTGATTCCCAGTCCCATCTGGCCGGTGAAAACGTCAGGCCCATACTTAATATTTCCTGAACCGAACACATCCGGCGACATCGGCGAGATGTCCATCGTGAGGTCGAACGAGGTCAGATCGACCATGTCCTTGCCGCCGATGCGGATGGTCGCGTCCACCACCGCGAGCGGCAGCGAACTGGTCGTCGTCGGCGCGGAGAAGACCGGTGAGGTGGCCGTGTCGTTGACCGCCATCTGACCCGTTCCGATACCGGACGGGTCCATGGTGATGATGCCGTTCGGGGCCATGCCCACGCGCATCGCGCCCCACACGAAATCACTCAGCACCATGCTCTGGTCGATGTCGATCTCGTATTCCTCGACCGTGAAGTAGCGTTTGATAAGCTGTGTGCCAGACTGGATCAGCTTCTTGCCGGGGCGGGTGACGGTGAACGCGGTATCCGGCGTGGCGTTCTGCGTCAGCCATGTTTCGGCGACCGTGATGACCGTCGCGGTCAACGCGACGATCCGCATGTTCCTGCCGTTATTGGTGACGCTGGAATGCCCGGTCAGGCGGATGACATCGCCCACCCGCAATCCCGCCGTGATCCATGAACCGGCGGCGGCGACGATGGTGGCGAGTACCGGGCCGGTCGTGTTGTAAGCGGTGGTGGTGATCGAGGTCAGACCGGAGGTCACCTCGGTGATCGACAGATCGGCGGCGGACAGCGTGTCACGCATGATCGCCTCGGCGATGACGTCGAAACTGCCAAGCGTGGCCTCTGAACTCCAGGCACCCGTGGTCTTTTGGATGCCGTGACGGCCACGTGTCCGCATGCCGTCATAGCGAACCTCGTTACTCTCGGTCGCGGCCTTGGTCAGGTCGCCACCGGCACCCCCGGCGACGCGCAAGACCTGTGCGCCAGCGCCAGTCGCGGGAACCCCAAGTCCGGTCTGCGCCTTGTAGGCGACGATTGCGTTGGATTGTGTTTGGTATGCCATGGCAACAAACTCCTGTGAGCGGGCCTGTTAGGCCGTGTAGTAGAAATCGAACGGCACGCTACAAAGCAGAATCGCGTAGTTTCCCGCCTCGTCCGTGGCCACGCTGTCGTACGCCGAAAAGTCAAGAGTTCTGACGGTCTGGCCGAGTTCCGGCACGCGGCCAAATTCAGCGCGCTCCATGAACAGCGCCAGCGCGTCGGCGACTTCCATGGAGGTGTCCATTCCCGTGTTCCACGGTGCCCAGACATAAAAACGGATCAGGCCGGGATGGATGTAGAGTTGATTGCCGCGCTGGCTGAACCCGGTCAGCGCGTTGTAGCCGCCGACGATCTCGCACTCGACAAACGGCGAGGCGGTTTGTTGCGGATCTTGCCCGTCCCAGTTTTCGTTCGCCCAACGCAATGGAAGCGCGTTGAAGTTGGCCTCAACATGCGCGCGGATGGCCTTGATCGCGGGTGCCAGCATTGATGACCTCGCTAAACCCTCATCTCGATTTCCAGCGCCGGGAAGCGATCTTTTGAGTCGTTGCCGTGGCGCGGTCCGCCCTGCGAGTGGAAGCGGCCTTTTTTGTTTCGTTTCGGTGAACGAGCGACGACCGCCTGTTCCACCAGCGCGCCCTCGACGTTGCCGCGATAAGTGAAACGAATAATGGCGATCTTGCCGTACATCCTTTGCAGATCGCGCGCGGTGACCTCGTAGACGCCATCGGGTGCCTGGGCCGAGAGGCCGGGACGGCGGTGGCTCAGTCGGTTGCGGAACCGCGCGTAGGGCGTGCCCTCGATCTTCCTGGCGTAGGGTTTGACGTTGACGATGACGACCTTGTCGCCCTTCTTGATCTCGACCTTCTCGCTTTCAAGGTGCGCGTCGCGGCGCACGTCGTTGACGTAGAGCCAGTGGTTGTCGCGGTAGTGGCCATGTCTGCCGGGGCCGACCGGCGAACGGGTGATCAGCAGCCGCAGCGCCTCGTCCACGACGTTGGCGTGCATGTGGAAAATCGTGTCGGTGTATTTCAGCGCCTGATCCAGCGCGCGGCCTGGCTGGCCGTCCACCAGTTGTTCCACCTCGGCGGGTGAGCCGAACTCGCGTATGATGAGATCCTGATTGATCGCCGTCAGCCGCTTCGTCTCGCTGATCAGCGTCTGGCGGGTGTTGACCCGGATGATATCGATGAAGTCGGTGACCGCCCGGGGCGTGAAACCGGATGCCGTCGCCATCAGGCCATGCCCATGACTTGCATGATGTGTTCGGCGATCACGCCGCCGGGAGCGGCGACCTGAACGCCCTGCACCGTGTAGACCGTCTCGGCGATGACGATCTGATCGCCTCGCCTGACAGGCGCTGGCCAACCGCTGGCGGCGATTTCCTTATTGCTGATCCGGACATCCACGCGCCCCTGCACGACGCCGCCAGTGGCCTCTCCAGGCGCGGTGAAGGTGGGCACGCATTTCAGCTTCACCTCGACCCGCGGCTGGGTACGGGTCGCCAGCCGGATCAGCGTGCCGGGTTCGCCGACCCGCTCGATGGCGTTGGCCACCTGGGCGGCGACGTAATCGCCCTTCGCCGTCACGAATTGAATTCCTGAAACGGTCTGAGCATCTCGCAGATTTCCGGCGGCAGACCGGCCTGACCGGGAGCGGCGGGATTGTTGTATTCCTCGCGCAGCACGCCAGGGATGTCCTGCGAGCGCAGGAACCGGTCACGGCCAAAGGTGTCGTTGCGGATCTTCAGCAGCGCCAGACACGCCGCCTGAAGATCCGGCGGCAGGGCGTTCTGATCGTAACCGCCCGTGTAAGTGATCTCCAGGCTCATCAGCGCGGTGTTCGACCAGTGCCAACTCCAGTATGACCGCTGCCCCTCATTGAGCCGCCACAGCCGCCCGCGGTAGGCGTCCAACTGGTAATCATCCACGGTCAGCGGCGGGTCTTCATCGACCGAGCCGAACGAGACGATCTCGGTCACCGGATAACGCCGCAGGGTCAGGGGCCGGATCTCCACCGAGACATCCGGCAGGTACCAGTAATCCGCGCCATGCCACGTCTCCGTGACCGTCTCCATGACCAGGGTGCGATTGCAGTGCCGCGCGATGTAGACGCTCGTCTCGCGTATCCAGCGGGCGAGGCGGGCATCGTTCTCGTCGGTATCGATGCCGAGTTCTTCCTTGGCGATCTCCAGCGTCGTCAGGTCATGCGACGCCGCCGGGGTGACCACCTCGATGATGGTTGATTTCATAACCGTGACACCCGCCGGAACGCGAACGAGGTGATCCCCTCGCGGCCCAGGATCGTCTCCACGTCGCTGACCTCAAGCAATTGCCAGCCCAGACCGGCCATGAATTTTATCAGGCCCCACCGGGTGAAATACCAATAGTGTTCATCCTTGCGATAGTGTTTCGATAACAACACATCACCGGGACCGGTGAATGCCGGAATGGCGATGAACACGCTGTCCTCGACCTGTTCCAACAGCTTTGGGAAATCGGGAATGTGTTCCAGGCTGTCCCAGAACGACATCGCCAGGCACGGCTGGCGGTAGGGGTTCCACAGCTTCTCCTGCGCCTTCAGCCAGGCGATGCCCGCCGGGTTCACGTCATGACCCCAGGTGAACGGTCGCGCGTTGACGAAGGCTCCGGAGCCGATGCCGATATCAACGAGATGGCCGGTGTAATGTCGCGCGACCAGCGCGATGCGCGCGACGTTCAGCCGCGCGCCCATCTCGGTCTGGGCGTAGCCCCGATATTTTTCGAAGTAGGCCTCGTCATAAATCTGCGTGCCGCCGGTCGCCGGGTAATAGCCAAAGCCCAGTTCGGGAAACCAGCAGAGTTCAGTGGACAGCGCCCTCGTCAGGCCGCGCGGGAGGACCGGGAAAGGCGTGGTAAGGCACCGACCCAGCGACTCCATTGCTTTTCCAGATCCGGTATCTGCTTCTCGCACTGATGACGCATGTCGATGCATTGGCAGTAATCCTTTGGAGTCGCGAAGCCGATCTTCGATCCGTTCATGCGCCGGTCTATGATTTTCGCTGGCGCGTTCATCCCACCATTGCCGCCAAGTACGACGAACGCGGGTGTATTCAATGCTATCGCCGCCGGAACGATCCATCCGACACCTCCCACCACCACGGCGGCGTCGCGCACCATGGCCATCAACTGGTTGATCGTGGCCTCGCCGCGGAGGTAGGCCAGATTATGCGGCGGCGTTATTCCGCCCTCGATCCATTCCGCGTTCCAGGCGTTGCTGGTATCGGCGATCACCACCACCGCGAAGCCGCGCCGCTTCAGGTCGCCCGCGATGAAATGGATGTATTCCGGCAGCGGGTTGCGCGCCTGGTTGTCCCACTCCATCCGCCGCATCACCGGCCTGATGATCGCCAGCGGCGCGCCGCCGGTATCGAACGGGCACGGCCCCATGTCCGGTAAATCCCAGTCCGGTGCCCTGGCCTCTTCCGCCCGCATGGGCAGCTTGCGCTCCATGGCGGCGAACACGCCGTCCTCCATCTCCAGATGGCCGTAGCCGAGCGCCAGGGTTCCCAGACCGGCGGGCAGCGGCGTCCAGCGTTCAGGTGGCTGTCGCGCGATGTTCTTGTTCTGCGTCCGCAGCAATCGCTCGCCGCGCACGAATTTCAGGTTGTCGATATCGTCGTAAAATTCCGGCCACGGGGTATCGACATAAAGCGTGCGCCGTTTCGCCGCCGATCTGAGGAGTGGCCTGACGTAGATCGCGTCGCCCAGGCCCCACGGCGCTTTGATGTGCAGCGGCGTCAGCGTTTCCGCTTCGCCGGGGCCTTGCGCGGCGGCTCTGGGTTCTCTGGTGAGGGTGACGGGGAACTTGTCTCTGGTGCCGGTTCGTCGGCCACCACGCGGGTCTTCCGCGTTTCGCTGATGGCTCGCACCGCCAGACCGACCCGTTCCAGTTCCGTCGCGCGATATTCCGATGTTTCGAACTCCTGTCCGCGCTCGACACGCCCCTCATGATCGCCGTTGTACCAGTCAGCCATGGCTCTCATGAGGGGCATTTGTCGGCCTTTCGATTTATTACGGGATCGAGCCGTAAATGAAGGCGGCGGGACGGTAGACGGCCAAAGCCAGCCGCTCTTCAGCCCGGATCGTGATCATATTCCGAACGAAGTTATCCTGATCCTCGGTCGAGATCAGCACCTCGATGCTCATCCGGTCGAAGATCTGCGCGCCCAGACGGAACGCGCCGGTGAGGAATTTACCCACCGCCATCGCCGGGGTCTGCACCACCGGCAAGGTCCAGAGCCGTGCCGCGATCTGGTTCTGCGGATCACCAACGATGTAACGCTGCATTCCATCTTTGGTGAGTTCGATCTTGGCCCAGTCGGTCGGGTGCATCACGTAACCGGTCGCCGGGTAGAGCGCGAGCGTGGCCTGGAGCGCCGCCAGGCGCAGCGTGTCGATGGCCTGTGGATTGGAAGGCGCGAACGCCGCCGCGTAGGCCGTCGCCTGGGGAACAATGCCCAGGATGTGCTGCCCGGTGCCGTCGCCGTACAGCAGTTCGTTCTCCTCGACGTATTCCAGACCGTAACGAAGGCGTCCGTCGATGTAGGACTGCAACTGCGGCACATCGTCCATGATCTGCCTGGACGCCTTCATCCAGTGGGCGATGGTGCGAACCGGCAACGACTTCAGGTCGAACGTGATATTCGACTGTGGCTTCAGGGCACCTTCCGAAACCACCGCCGCACCCGTGGTAAGCGGGTTATCCGTCTCCACCGGGTATTCAATCGCGTTCGACCGCGTGGTCCCCGGCGTGATCAGATCGCGCACCACGAGGTTGCGTTTCGGCGGCTGCACCAGCGGCTGACGGTCGGCCATCACCAGCGAATTCGATGGCGACACGCCCGTGCCCCACAGCGCCGAGCCGCTGAAGATGTCCTTCAACTCCACGGTGATGCGGGCCTGGCCGTTCTTCTGTTCCATGAGCGCCTTCACGCCCGCGTCGTCTACCACATGCTGGCCGAGCGTTTTGAGATCCGGCGGCACGTCGCCGTTGCCCCGGCGTGACATCTTCTGTTCCACTTCCGTCAACCGGGTGGACAGCTCGTTCATCGCGCACAACGCCTTGTCGGCGTCTGCTTTCGTCTCGGTTGTCGCGGCCCCGAGGTTCTTCATCTCGGTGGTCACTTTTTCCGCGAAGGTCTTGACCTCGTCGGTCGCTTTCTTGAGGTCTACACTCAAGGCTTTCAGTTCGATGTCGGTTGGAACGTCGCCACCATCGGGCATGTCAGTCTCCTATCTTTGGAAGGGAAAAGCCGCTGAGAGCATGGCCTATGTCGCCAAACGCCCTCCGCTTCGATTTTGCCTCCTCTTCCCGAGGATCGGCGGTATGCGTCTTCTTCCACGCGCGGCCTTCAGCCAGCGCGCGGGCCTCCGAGTTCGAATACTTAAACCCATACTGGGTGGCCGCGTCCCGCAACCAGTCTTCGAACTGTCGGATCGTTTCCGGTTTGGCCTTGGTCTTCAGTTCCTCACCGGTTACTTCTTTGTAGACGTGTTCTACATGTTTCAATAACGCCGCGCGCTCGTCGGTGTCGGACATCTCGTTCAACAGCGCCCAGGCGTTGCGTAATTCCACCGCCGCGTGGCCGTTTTTCGCCGACTTCACGCTGTCGATGCGTGCCTGTGTCTGCATCGGATCGCACACAGGGTCCACGCTGTAGAGGTCCACCGCCGTCAGTGTGCGCCGCGGCTCACCCGCCTTGGTGCCCCATGTGGCACCGCCCTCGCGCGCCGCCCAGGCGATGGACAGGCCGGTCATCACGTCGGCCACCATCAGGTCGTGGACCCGCTTCACGTCGGGGTGATCCATGGCGATGAGTTTGCCTGACGTCTTCAGCCCCTTGTCATCGACCGTCATGTCGGTCCACTTGCCAATCGGCAGCGGATCGCCGCCAAAGTTGTAGGCGGAATGTTCCGCGAACATGAACGGCAGCGTGCCTTTCGTCTTGTATTCCGCCAGCGTCGCGTCGAACGCTCCTGGCATGATCAGGTCGCCACCCTGGTCGAGAACGCCAAACACCGAGGCGTAGCCAGAGATTTCCCCGGTCGCGCCGTCACCTTTGAATTTCAGTTCGGCGTGCGCCGCGTAGCGTTCCCGCTGGAGCATATCGATCCCCTAAGCGCCCGCGGAGGGCGCGGCTGATTGATCCTTGACCGGATCAGGTGGAGGAAGTGGCGGCGGCTTTTCGTTGGCCAGCATCTGTTTCTCCAGATCCTTCGCGCGCACGCGACCGCCGTTGACGATGAGTTCGTCGCCGCCGTCGAGTGGCGGGTCGTTGTTCTTGGCGCGCATCTCGTTCGCGGTGTTGATGCCGGAATCGACCATGATCTTCATGACGTTGGCGCGGCCCAGGCTGTCGGTACGCAGCAGACCCTCGACGTTGAACTCGCAGTAATAGGCGATGCGTTGCGCGGGCGTCATGACCGAACGGGTGATCTCTTGTTCGATGGAACGCAGGATCGGACGCAAACCGTAAGTCAGGAACCACAGGTTCATCTGTTCCAGGCCGGTGCCCCAGGCGGTGGTTTTTTCCATGTGCCCAACCATCACGGGAGCGACACCATACCAGCGGCAGATCTGTTCGACCGACCACGCGCGCGTCGCCAGCAACTGCGCGTCTTCCGGCTTCATGGTGATCTGGTCGAGGCTCCAACCGCCTTCGACCAACGGGATCTTGCCCGAATTGATCGAACCGGTGAACTTCTCCATCCACTCGTTGCCGAACCGTTCCCGCTGCGTATCGGACAGGAAGTTGGGAGCCTTCAACACCATGCTTGGACGCATGCCGTTGCGGAAAAAGCTGCCCGCGCTCTTCTCCGCGGCGACCGCGATGCCCAGCGTCTCGCGCGCCTGGGAGATCGGCGACATGCCGACGCGGCCATCGAGCGAGAAGCCGCGAATGTGGAAGATCTGCCTCTCGGTGAAGTCCTCGCGCCGCTGACCATCGGCGTAGGCGTAGGTCAGCGAGCCATCCTTCTCGGCTTTCACCGACACCTTGTTCGGCAATAATGGTGTCAGCGAAATGACCGAGCCGTCGCGGCGGCGGTCGATGTAGGCGTAGCCGTTGCCCCAGAGCAAAAGGCACGCCGTCATCGCGGTCCAGAAGGTCGCCGCCGACATGTCCGCGTTCGGCTGGTCGTGCAGCAGTTAATAGAGCGGCGTATCCCTGACCTGATTGCCGCGCCCGTCAGGCAGCTTCTCGAAAGTCTGCATCGGCAGCGTGCTGATGGTCGAGGCGATCAAACGCACGCATGCCCAGACGGTGTCGATGTTGAGCGAGGCCTCGATGCCGACCGTCTCGCCCGCGTAACTGGGACCGGCACCGAAATACTGATACAGGCGCGGATCGGTCAGGCCGATGCCAGAGGCGATGGTGGTGACCGCTTTCAGTTTGAGGCGACTCCATAACGACATGCGTCACCTCAGTTCATTCAGTTCATTCAGTTCGTCTCGTTACAAGACCGGCCTCGACAGGAAGCCATCCAGACCAGCGGCGTCGTCGCTCATGCTGCGACCGATAGCCATTATGAGAGCCATCACGCCGTCGATCCGTCCCGTACTCAGCTTCTTGGTCGGCATGTAGTTCTCGTTCACGTCAGTCCGGACGCGAAGATTAAGCGCCATCCAGCGAAGAACCGGATTTCCACCGTGGTTGAGCCGGTTCGACAGCAACCATGCCAGCAATTCCTTGGTTGGTGCCGTATAAGAACGAATGCCCTGGATGAATTCTTCCACCACGAAGCCGGAATTTTGCAATCCGGTGGCGATCTGCGCGGCGTTCCAGGGGTCATAGGCGATAGCGGCGACGTCATAGAGGCGTCCGTCTTCCTCGATGAACCTTTGGATTTCGTTATGATCGATGATGTTGCCTTCAGTCGGCTCGATCAGCCCGTCCGAGATCCACCGCCGATACTGCACCTGGTCGCGATCAGCTTTTTGCTCGACCGTGTCGCCAGGCATCCAGAAGTTGGCCACGACATGCCACCGCTCACCCAGGTCCACGGGCGGGAACAGCTTCACCCAGGCCGCGAGATCGGTTTTGGTGGCCAGATCCAGACCGGCGAAGCAGCGCCGACCGCGTAAGGCGTCGGGATCGAAGGGGCCGGTCGAATTGGCGTCCCAGATCGGCCCAGAGATAAGCTGCGTGGCCGAGGCCGTCCTCATGTTGAGGCGTAGCCGTTTGAACTCCATCAGCTTGGCCGGATTATGCTTCGCCGCTCGCGCCTGGCGGTGCATGTCGTCCGGTTTGACGCTGATGCCCCAGTTGGGATTGGCCTTGATCCAAACTTTCGGGTCGTCCCAGCGGTCTTCAGGGTCCAGCGTGGCGATATAGACGAACCATTCGTCGTCCACGAAGGCTTGTTGGATGATGTTGCGCGCGTAGGTGTGTTCCTGGGCGTAGACGCTCTCTGGGCTGTCGTCCCCGGCGGTGGTGAAGATCCACATCAAGGGTTGCCGTCTGGACCCCATGGCGGTGTCCAGCACGTCGAGGACCGCCCGCGTGCGGTGCTTGTGCAGTTCATCGATGACCATCGCGTGCGGGTTCAGGCCATCGAGGGTCTTGTCGTCAGCCGATAGCGGCTGAAAGCTGGACATCGTGCTGTCCACCGCGAGGCTCAGACGGTACACCGAGACGATCTTCTGTAAATCCTCCGAATGCAGCACCGTTCGCCGCGCCTCATCGAAGACGATGCGGGCCTGGTCCTTCTTGGTGGCGGCGGAAAAGACGTCGGCACCCGGTTCGCCGTCCGCCACCAGACATTTCAGCGCCACGACCGATGCGATGAGGCTTTTCCCGTTTTTGCGGGCGATTTCCTCGTAAACCACGCGGAAACGGCGCAATCCGTCCGATCTGAGCCAGCCAAAGGCGCTGCCATGGACGAATTGCTGCCATGGCTCCAAAACCACCCGCTGGCCCGCCCACTCGCCCTTGGAGTGGCGGCAATATTGAGCAAACTCGATGGCTTCCAGGGCGATGTCCGGTCGCCAGACGTAACCGGTCTTCTTTACGTTCTCCAGATCGCGGAAATGCCGCTCACAGGCCTGTTTGACGAGGTTTCCGGTGAGTATTTTGCCGTTCAGGACGTCCCAGGCGTAGGCCGAGACGGGGTCAATTGACGGTTTTGGCCGCGGCGAGGACCGCTTCACCATGCCGCTGGCGGCGGAACTTCCAGTCCCAACCCTCCAAAATACCGTTTGCCATCCACGTTGACCGGCGGCTCCGCGCTGGCGAGGGCGTCCGCGATGAGAGGCATGGTGTGGGCGTAGCGGCTGACACTCGATCCATCCATGCTGTCAGCCCCCGCCGCGACCGCCATGTTGATCCGCCGCGCGGTGTTTACCCGCGCGACATGGTAGTGAAGGCCGTGCCGGAAACAGAACGCCCCCCACCGTTCCATATTGGCAATCTTCCATGGTGTAGAACCGCCAAGGAATACACCAATGGAAGGCCCCACGAACGGGGCGATGTCGTTCTCGGTCATGCCGTCCTGCACCGCCAGCAACGCCTTCTGACAGGCCGAGAGACAGCGGTTTGACCATCGCAGTGACAACTCCAGGGAAGCCAGGCCACCCGCCACGATGTCGGGCAGCACGACCCAGTCGGCACGCCCACCAAGCTTGTCGATCAGGCGTTCGAACGCGTCGCCGTCGAAGGGCCGTTTAGCCTGGAAGTCGCTCCACGCGCCATTGTCCAGCACATAGTTCGCGAAACCTTCCGTACGCCACGCGCCCGCGCGGCTGACCAGCAATCCCCATCCCTCTTCGCGCATGACGGCCAGATTGCGCCGGGTGCCCGTCCGCGACGCATACATCATGGAATATTCCAGAATTTATGCGCCTGGATCGCCAGTCTCCACGCCGGATGCGCCAGGCAATAAGCGGTGGCGGCGGCGGTGTTCCTCGCGAGGTCCGGTCCCGCCATGGGTGACAACCAGCGGTGCGCCACCGGGAAGAATGCCAGATCCGCCGGGTCCAGTCCCGGTTGCGGAAACACCAACTTCAGTTCATCGGCACGCTCGACAACCAGTGGCGCGCCAGCCTTGGGGCTGACGCAGATCCAGTCGATGCCATCGGGGACGGCCTGTGTGCCGTTGGTCTCGATGGCGATCCGGAAACCGTTCGCGCGCAGCGCGCGGAGTAGCGTGGCATCGACCTGAAGTAGCGGTTCGCCGCCGGTCAGAACACAGAATTTTCCGGCATGCGGAAACAGCGCCATCGCCTCCATGGCCAGCGCGGTCGCGCCCCATTTCGTGCCGCCGACGAAGTCGGTATCGCAAAACTGACAGGTGGCGGTAGCGCGATCCTCCTCACGGCCCGACCAGAGATTGCATCCGGCGAAACGGATGAACACGGCGGGACGGCCAAGATTGGCTCCCTCGCCCTGCACGGTGAGAAATACCTCCTTGACGGTATAGGTCACCGCGGATTCACGTCGTTTTTACCCTTAATTGACGGTTTTGGCCGTGTTTTGGAGGTAGGTTTCGAGGCTGCGGCGGGGCGCGTCCTTGGGCCTGGCATGATTTTGACTGCTCATCGATGCCGCCAGGGCGGGTGTTTTCGAGTTGTCGGCGAGGATTCGCGGCCTCGAAATCGGGCTGAAACCGAGTTCCTGGCCATGTTTTCGGACCAGTTCGCCCTGTTTGTTGATGATTCCGAGCAATGGGTTCTGCGCGATGCCGTTGGTCTTCGAAACCGTCAGGTCTTCCTTGCCCAGTTCCGCGACCGCGCGCCGATGCATGCACAGAGCGATGCAATAAGCTTCAAGAATGCCGCTATCGAGGCGCTTGATCAGGTTCGGCGGCGAGTTGCGGATGGCGAATTCCCAGATCTCGCGCTGTTCACCATCAAAGTGCCGCGGAGCGGCGGTGGGATCATCGCTCAACGGGTGATCGGGGATCGGTTCCGCCGCGTTCTCGGGCAATGTCGAGTTATGCAGCCTCTTCATTCCCGGCATCGCCTGTACCCGGCCTCTGATCATGGGTGTCTCCAGTGTTGGTGAGGTCAGCGCCATACCTGGCCCTTCTCGCTGTGCCGGATGGCGTCACAGGCGTTGCACAACAACCGGAGGTTCCAGTCCACATCCAGACCGCCTTGCGCGCGGGGGGTGATGTGATCGACCCGCCACGAATCGGGTGCGCCGCAGCGGGCGCAGATGCCGCCGTCGCGATATCTGATCCGGTCGCGCGTTTTCTTCCAAACGGCGCTGCCATAGAAGGATTCGGTGGGCTTTTTAGCGGCTGGTCGCCAGCCGGGAGGGCGGTGTTTGGGCGGCGCGAAGGGCATATTTGGGGCCTTCCAGGGCCGCTGAGACACTATCCCTAGATCGTGACAATTTACTGGTCATTCGTGTGCGCTTTTGTCAAGCGCCGATTCGCCTGGATTCGGGTCGATTCTGATGTTTTTGGTCCGTTCCGGTCCTTTTTTTCGCTTCAATCCCCAAAATCGGACCATGAAGTGCCCGCATTCGGGGCAGCACCTTCCATGCGCGGAGATGCCTTTCCACGCGGAATGGTCGCATGGCGGTCCCCGGACCCGCCTGAGTTCAGCGCGGTAGATCACCTCTGGCATCTGGCGGCAGAAACAGGCGAGAGAGACGTTGGCGATGCACTCGCCGGTTCGACTGAGGACGCAGTACAGGTCGCTCACGCGTTCGTCCACCAACCCTGTCTGGCCATGCCGATCACGATCACGACCAGGCTCACCAGCACGAAGACCAACTTGAGGACCGGATCGACCAACAGCGGGCCGCGGATGACCGCGATGAACAGATCGACCGTCCAGCACGCGAGGTAAGCGAAGATGAACCAGACGATGGCGCGCTCCTGCATGGCGGTCAGAGCGGCGGGAAGGGTTCGGGGTTCCACAGGCCGGGGTTCTGCTGACGCCAGGATTCCATCGCCATCCCGAGGCCGGATGACATGAAGTTGCCGCGCACCAGGCGCTTGGCCCCGTTGTTGGTGGCGATCCAGGTGAAGAAGTTGAGCGCCCCGCCGCGCCATTTGTCGGGCACGTAGACGTTATCGATGTGAACGTGCGCCCACTGGGGCGAGAGGATCGGCGCGGTGGCCGGGGCGAACGGCGGCAGGGTTCCGGTCACCACGGGGGTGCTTAACCCGGTCGCCTCATCGACCAGCCAACCCAGCGGCGGATTGTCGAACAGATCGACCCATTCCAGCCCGGTGCCGTCGTAATTGCACGAGATGATGATGTCCTGCGGGTAGCCGTTGATGGCGAACATGGCGGGTTCTCCTCGATTTCAAGACGTATGACCTTGTGCAAAGCGGTTTGCAAATGGTCGCGTTTCGTGACGGGGTACAAATCGGACGGATGGATTTGTACCCATTCGTCCGATTTGTCCGTCCGATTTGTCCGATTTCGTCCGTTTCGGGGTCGAAAACAGGGTTTTTCCTATGTTTCATGGGGTGATTTCGGGTCTATTGGCTACGTTGCTC